CCGCAAAGACTGCGAAGAACAGCGAAGACTCGCAAAACACTAATCAATTACAAAATGGAGCACAAAGTTATGGCAAAGAAAGACAAAGAAGACCCAACAGAAGTAACCGAAGCTGAAGTGGTGGTGGCCGACACCGCTTATCAGCCCGGCCCGGCCCCAGCCCAAACCACGGCACTCACCACCCAGCCGGCCGATGATGATATGGGCTTTGAGGACTTCGACGACAAGGATATGATTATCCCCCGCGCCGTTATCCCTCAGACAACCTCTGATTCATCAAAAGGCACGCCCGGCATGATCTGTATTAACCTGACCGGGGAAGAGCGGGAATCTATTAATATTGTCTTGCTCCGGCATAGCAAGGGGAAAGTGCTTTACCCGGAGGCGTACAAAAAAGGGGATACTGCCCTTTGCTGGTCAGTAGATTACAAGGTTCCGTCGCACCGTATGGCCGACAAGGAGTTGCAACCAATGTCTGATAACTGCGCAGACTGCGCCTATGGACAGTGGGGCAAGGACGAAAACGGGAAACCTGTTAAACCGGACTGTGCCGACACCCGGAGCCTCCTGGCCGTTGATACCGATACTTTTGTTCCTTTCTTCATCTCCCTGAAAGGTCTTTCGATTAAGCCACTAAACGGCCTTATGACTGCAATCAAGCTGCGTGGCCGGGCTATGCAACTTCCCTTGTGGGGATTCTCCACCACCATCAGTACCGAGCTTGTTTCCACTGATTTTGGGGAAAAATACGCTGCCAAGTTTGCCGCACCAGCCCCCCTGGAGCGTGATATGGTTTCGGTTATGGCAGAGTTCCGCTCCTCCCTTATCCACGAATCAGAAGAGGATACCGTGGAAGCAGAGCAAGCAGCAGGTGTGCATGAAGGTGAAGGATCAGGCCAGGTAGCTGACGAGGAAGAGTTCTAGCCATGCCTAGCCAAGCAACAACCCTATCCGGAGTCGTCAAAGCGATTAAATTCCGCAATGACGACTCCGGATGGTCGGTATTCTCTGTAATCTGCAAAGGTGACGTTAAGCCCATTAACTGCGTTGGCATTATCAGCCCTGCTGTTATGCCTGGTGTCACCGTTGATTGCGCCGGCAAGTGGGAAGACAAGGGAAAGTTCGGTAAGCAATTTGCCGTTAAACTGGTCAAGACCGCCCCGGTGGATGTCAAGAGCGACAAAGGTGTTGCCGTGCTGCTCTCGCAGTTGCCGGGCTTGGGGATGATTAAGGCACGAAAAGCAGTTGCCATGCACGGTGCTGAATTGGCCTGGCTGTATGCCAAGGAAAACCCGGCAAAGCTAAAGATACCTGCGGCGTACAGGCAGAAATGCAAAGAAAAAGCCAACATCCTTGACGGGCAAGCGGAAGCCCTGGAATATTTCTTCTCAATCGGCATGACACCAGGCCAGGCCAGCAAAGTATTGGCCCGGTACAAATCACCGGATCTAGCAACCGCAATAGTCAAGAATAACCCCTACAAACTGATTGACGATATACAGGGCTTTGGGTTCCTTATTGTTGACTCTATCGCCCTGGGTGGGGGCTTAGGTATAGCAGATAATACCCGTGTAAAGGCTGCGGTGGTGTTCGTTCTTAACGATGGTGAACAAAACCAAGGTAACATCTGGTGTTATGGTGGCGAACTAATCAGGCGCTGCACTGAGTTGTTGAAAAAGAATGTGCTGAAACTCGGTCTCCCCTGCTCAACCAAGGGCTTACCCAGCGAACAGCAAATCAGGGCCATGGTCAAGGAATTGGCTGGGGAGGGCCGGGTTATTATCAGGCATAAAAAGATATTCAGTCGTGAATTGCTTGAGGCTGAAGAGACTATTGCGGAGGCTGTGAAAAGTTAATTAAAGCAAAAGTTCAATTCAAGCCCACAAAACATATTTAATTATTGCTAAGGTTCAATATAACCTATGAAACTATCAGAATGGAAGAAAAGGCCAGGCCACCGAGTAACATTCCGGCAGCTTGAAAATATGACCGGCATCCCTGACTATAAGCTGAAAAGGATAGCCAGAGAGGGATGTGTCCGCTTGGATGATGCTATGATGATCGAGGCGGTCACTGAGGGGCTGGTGGCTATTGAGGATCTTGTTTTTACTGGGGGGCGGAAGAAATGACATTTATCTCAATTCTCACAACCATGTTCATAATGGCAATCAAGGCGGTTGGCTGGGGCATTGCTGCTGTGCTGTTCAGCCTGGCCGTGATTACCTGCCAAGATAAACTTGTTAAATGGTGGCGCCAAAGATGATACGCATAACTCCCTTATACTCAGGCAGCAAAGGTAATGCCCTGCTAATCAATATCGACGGGTATAAAATCCTGATTGACTGCGGGAAGACGTTCAACAAACTCCGCAAAGCCCTGGCAGAAGCCAACACCAACCCGGCAGAAATTAAAGCCGTGTTTGTCAGCCATAACCACACCGATCATGTCCACGCCATAAAGAAGCTGGCGAAGCATATCGAAAAAGAAGGGCGGCCAAATTTGCAGGTATTTGCCGAACATAAATGTAAAGACAACGATGTGCCGGGCCTGGAGATTATTGAAGCAGGGGGAAGCGTGTTGATTACTCCAGGGCATTGCCAAGTGCAGCCCTTCCGCCTGACCCATGATGATGATTGCCCTTGCCTGGGATTTGTGATAGAGGCCCAGGACAACAAAATAGTCTATATATCAGACTCTGACGGTATCCCCTGTGAAGAGTTGCACCGCCTCATTGATTGCGATTGCCTAGTGGCGGAGCTGAACCACGACATCGACACCCTGATTGAAAGCTGCCCCTACCCTGACGAATTGAAGTTAAGGGTAGGTGAAACCCACTGCAACATAGACCAGACCTGCAATATTATATGGGCTGCAATGTACGGCAACCCCAGGCTGGAGCATGTTGTTTGCTGGCATCTGTCCGGCAATAGCTTGAATGTTGAATTGGCTAAATATAGCGTCGAGGATATGGTGCGCTTGGCCGGGCCAAACTATGTTGACGAAAGCAGAAACCCTAATATTTATTTTGCCAGCCAGGATGAAGTTGGCGAGACTATTACTTTAATGTAAATCAAAAAAGGAGAAAAACAATGGCCGGATTTATTGAAGGTTCAGTTATAATAAATGGAGTTACTTATATCAGTGAAGACAGTTTGCCAGCCATGGCAGAAGAAGACCAGGGTTATAAATACTGCATGATCCGCACATATTCTGCTGGAGTATTTGCAGGTTATCTTGATTATGAAAATCTTGAAAAACAAATGACAGTATATAAGGCCAGGCGTATCTGGAAATGGGCTGGTGCTGCGTCATTATCTCAGCTTGCAGCAGAAGGAACGAGCGATCCTGAAAACTGTAAATTCCCCTGCGAAGTCCAGGAAGTTAAATTGACTGAGATTATTGAGGTTATCCCTATGACCAAGCAAGCAAAGGAATCAATAGCCAAGGTGAAAGAATGGAAAGCATAGAAGACGGCGACGGCTCCGGCGACGGCTACGGCGAAGGCGACGGCTACGGCTACGGCTACGGCTCCGGCGACGGCGACGGCGACGGCTGAAAACACTAAAAACAAAAAAGGAGATCACCAAAAATGACAACACAACCACCCAAATTCAAGCCCAAACCAACCCAAGACCTCAGCATCCCAAGCATTGACGATGCAGTTGTGGCGGAATACGCCAAGCTTTTCCCTGCCTCGGCCATCCCCGAAGACCTGGCCGACAAGGACAATTACGCCCTGGTAAAGCAAGGTATCTCTGCTGGCCGGAAGCTCAAGAGCACAGTTGAAACATGGCGGAAGGATGAAAAAGCAGAATCCTTAGCCTATGGCCGGGCTGTATGCTCACGCCCAAAAATACGCAGAACCTATTGCCGCTGTTCTGGAACCACTGGTAGCAGCCAAAAAGGAATTTGATACAGCAGAAGAAAGGGCCAAGCGTGAAGCAGCAGCAGCAGAGGAGCGGAGGGTAACAGAGATCAGCAACCGCATTGCCTTGATTGAATCTCTGCCCGGCAAGGCGGCCACCATGGGGATTGCAACGTTGCAACTGAAGATCAAAGACCTTGACGAGGAGACTTTTGAGTGGGCGCAAGAATACAGCATGAAAGCTGCCACTACCAGGAACAGCGTAGCAGAGTCTTTAAGGGCAATGCTTAAAATGAAGCAAGACCAAGAAGAGCTTGCAGAGTTGCGCCAGGCTGCGGCAAAGAAGGAAAGGGAAGAAGCAGAGGCCAAGGCGATTAAGCAAGAAAGCGCCAATGCAACTAAGCGCCGTACCATGGCAGAGCAATATATCCTCGATGCTCTCCGTGAATACCAAGGCTTGCCTCTTGCCACCACTGCTGTTAAGATTGTTGAAAGTATCGTTAACGGTGAAGCGCCTTACATTAAATATGAGGGATAAATAACCAACATGCCAAAATACAAAATAGAGCTAACAAAACAAGAGCCAGTCCTATTTATCGACCCTGGAACTACACATAGCGGCGTGGTTATCTTTGATGGTGAAAATGTGCTTTACCATAATTCAAGTTTTGAAAACCTGGGCCTGCTGTATTTTATCAAAGAATGCATAGCCAATGATAATCCATCCATGATGGTAATAGAGGGAATGGCCTGTTATGGTATGGCTGTTGGTGAAACAATTTTCGATACGGTTGAGTGGATTGGCAGGTTCAGGGAAGCCTTTGGCTTTGACGAAACACGCAAGTTATACCGGCCAGACATTAAGCTGTTCCTCTGTGGCTCTGCCAGAGCCAAGGGTGCTAACGTCCGTCGCAGAATCTTAGATATATTCCCGGCAACCGGTGGCGGGGCTACTCCAGAGAAGGGAACCCAAAAGCAACCTGGGCCACTTTACGGAGTATCAAGCCATGCTTTGTCTGCTCTAGCTGTTGGGCTTACCTGGTTTTACGGTCAATAATAGCTTCTTAGCTTTTCTTGGCAAGATTATAAAAATAAGAAAGCCCCGCACCAGAGGAGATCAGGCCAGGTGCGGGGCTTAGGGGGGAAAAGAAAATAAGGAGGAATTAATAGTAATTAATTTACCTTGCTATCTTAGCGTTGTCAAGCCAACTGTAGCAACTTTATAACAATTTTAAGTCAGTTTTGAATTGTGTCCAGATTGCGGTTGCTGCTAGTTTACCAGCATTAAACGCCTCTTGTAATTCTGCGGTTGTAATCGGGATTACTTTAGCGTTAATGTCAACCCATTCAGACTCGCCTACCTCAATACCAACCACAAAATTGTTAAAATCCTGCGGCCTGGTGGCTATAACCCGACCATCTAAAAAATCATAGGTTAGAGCCTGTAAAGCATTGTCACGGGTGCGTTCCAGGTCTGCTATTTTATTTGCCAGGATTGTTGCAGGATCAAGAACAGGCTCAACATATACAGGTTTTCCGGCAACAATGGTATTAGCGTTGACAGCTAATGCGGCGGAGTGTTCGTCCTCTGTCAACTCTAAATACGGTGTAGGGAGAGGGGTAGTGTCTATGACCTCCGGGGTCAATTCCTTCCCGTCAATATCATAGGTTGCGGATGTAACTATACAATGTATTTCGCTTGTATAGTATCCTAAAATCTGCCCAGTTGTTTCATCATAATTTACATATTTCATATTTTAATACCCTATAGCTATCCAGTGGTAAGCTGCTGTCACGCCAGTATAGTTTCCGAGCGTAAATTGTGTTGTAGTTAGTCCGTAAAATGTATCATTTGCATTATAACTGTTATTATTAGCATCCGGCGACCCTGTAACACTCATACACCCTGTGGGAAAAACAGTAGGGAATAATACTGCGACTTGTGATCCAGAGGCAGTGGTAATTACCCCCCATTGGATAATTAAATCAGTTGTACCATTTATTTTAAATTTAGCATACCCGTTTGCCCCTAGCACACCAACGCCAGCAGAATCAACATAGTCCTTATTGGTTAAATGACTACCGGAAGTAGGGGATGGTGCATAATTCGGGGTTTTGGTGAAAATAATATTACCGCTTGGATCAATACTATATATTGTCTCATAGGTCACACCATCGGCCAAAGCCCGTTGAAAAAGTATTGACCCAGCACTAATCGTTGTTTTAAATTTGCGTCCATCTACAACCGAATCGGTATCGTCTAACACATATTCGGGCGACACGTTACCAACCGTTAGGTTTCCGGTCAGTGTGCCACCTGAGATGGGTAAATAAGGGCCAAGACTAGCATAATGCAGGGCCGAATAATCAGTTGTATTTACATAAGAAAAAGTCCCATCCCCGTTAGAAGAGTATTCCTTTACGAATGTGCTGGCAGGTTCAACAGCGTATGAATTGGCGGTTAGTCTCTTTGCTTGAGATTCCCAAGCTCTTAACTGCGCGTCAGTCGCCGATACACCAGCGTTGTTTTGATATATAAGCGCCTGTGCTTCTGCCGCTTCTGCCGCTAACTGAGCAACAATAGCAGCGTCCCGTGCTGCTTCTGCGTCTGGGACAGTATCAACAAAAGGCCTATCAGATAATGCTATTGCAGACCCAGCAGCATTAAAAAGCACTGCCTTCCCTGCCCTATCTGCGGCAAGCTCGGTCAATTCTAGGTCAGGAGCATCAGTTACCGTTTTGGAAACTTTAATAGTCCTGGCCTGAGCGTTTCTAAGCTCTTGGTCAATCATTACCGTTTTGTCAAGCGCAGCTTCATGGGCATCGGCGGGGAACGGGTCATTAGGGACATAATCTGTTTCTTGGGTAAAGGTCATTGCCCGGCTAATTACCAGCGTTTCACCAGTGGCCGGAGCAATTAACATGGTGCAAGTCCCGGAAGCTGCACCAGCACCTGCAAGAGTATAATGCGTAGTTATGGCTAATACTGTTTCATTGCCGGAAGCATCACGCAAGATTACCTCTATATCGGCGTTGGCGGCAAAAGGAAAAGGGATGGTAAACACGGTTGTTGAACCGTTGCCATTGTAGGAAACTAAGTCGGTTTCTGTTGATACTGTCATTTGCCTGGCCTCCACCAGTATTTATTACCATAATCTTGCCGCATTTTCTTTTCTTTGCGGGCAATCTTTTTATCAAAGTTTGGATCAGCTAATTGTTGCAGGTGGTTAAGAGCTAAACGTCTCATTAATAGCTGCGTGTACCATAGTTGGCCAGGGGTGTATGTCAAAGCATTAGAAGCAAACTCCCTGGCAAAATTGGTCTTCTTTCCCTGTGCCGCCTGTTGGATATTGCCGACAATGAGCTTTGCAACTATCTTCTCAAAATCACCGGCCATCGGCCCGGCCACCGTAGAGGTAAAAGACCCTCCAAAACGGTTTTGATCTGAAAAGAGGAAGTCACCGAATATACCCAGGCCACCGCCCTGCACCAACCCAGCAACAAGCAGCTTGTCATTAACCTCCACCGGAGTTTCTCCTTTTGAGACCTTCTTTGCCTGATACGCCACGGCTCCCAAGAAAGTAGTCCCAACCAACATCGAAGATGTATAAGCCAGCTTGCCGCCAGTAGAAAGATCAACGCTCTGCGTCATGCGCCGCAAATGGGTGAGCCATAAGGTTAAGGGAAAGCTCTTAAATTGAGTTATTGACCGCATTACCTCACCAGGAACTGTTCCTGCCTGGGTGTTCCCCCGCAAGGCGGCCATTACCCTTGCCGTTGGCTCAGGCACAGCATAGCCCCTTTCAGAGATTATCATGCCCTGAACCTTGGCCCTTAATTCCTTGTCGGCAATCATCATGGGGTTAAGGTATTTTTGGCCCCGGTCATATTCTAGTGCCTGGTGTAGTCCCTTCCATTCATCTTCTGTTATGCCATATCGTTTCAGAGCCTTGCCAAGTCTCCCAAGGGAATCAAGGCTTTTGCCTATATTATCACCAAGCGCGGCGGAAAACTCCAGGCTGAAAGCCCTTTGCCCTGCTTCTGTCCACCCTTCCAGACCAGAAGCTTTCATGGTGAAGCTGGCAAACCTCTTTGACATCTTATGCCCGGCTGTTACCTCTGTAAACCTGTTGGCAGCCTGCAAAGAATCAAGAGCGTATTGCGCCCCTATCCCCATCCTGGCTGCAAGCCTGCGGTCTGCTATATTGGCCGGGTTTAAGTTTGCCATGAAGCGTAGCCCTGTCCTGAATACAGGAACACCATTAAAAGCTGCGGTTATCCCCTGAAATACCGTATCGGAAAGGGCTGATATGGTCGCAGACCCAAGTTTAGTCCCTGCAACCCAATTCCTTGCCGTTGCCATCCCTTCCGCCCATTTTGCGTTCTTGGCTGCTGTCTCACCATTCAGCACGGCAAATACATTGTCGGCAGCGTTGGCAACCTCATTGTCGTGATATTTGTTTATGGCTGTTTCTCGCAGGTGCTTATAGGCTGCTGCTGGATTAGGGCCGAGATGCTCCACCATGGCAATATCACGGCTTAGGCCATCAATATGTGACATCATAGAGCCAAAAATATCACCAGTTCCATAGGTGTCTTGGTAGTTGATCCACTTATCAACATCCTTGAAATGCAAGATCCTTTCTTTAGAATGACGATTTGCTCTCATCCCCTGGCCCATGCCTGTTTCCTTGTTGGCTCCATTGGTGGTGATTGAATCAAATACCTCAGATAAAAAGTTATCAGCCTCTTCCGGCGCAACTCCCATCCGGTCAAGGTCAACCATGGGCTTAATATCTTCAATCCACTTTTCACGCCCGGCCTTTACAAGTTGCACCGGGTCATGGCTCTGTGGCATAAGCCAGTCTGGTAAAGTGCCAATATCACCGCCAGCAAGGTTGAAGCGGTCTTTCAGTTCATCGGTAAGCTGTTTAAATGCCCTTGCCAATGCCCTTGCGTCAGGATCATCTATTGCATGACTCGCAAGGTAACGAAGCGCGTCTTTTGGCCCTTTGGTATCCTGGGAAAAGCCAAGGTTCTTTGAGCGATACTGCTCCATCTGCTTATAAAACTTGGCATGTGCCTCTGATTGCACCGCTTCTATCCTGGCCTCTAGGGAAACATTACCGTCTATATCATTGGACGACTTGGCAAGCACGGTCATTACTGCCTCTTGTGGCTTGCCTTTGTATTCCTCTATGTGCCTGGTTCTCTCTGCCAGCCTCATGGCTGATAATTTAGCTCTTTTCTTCCTTTTCTCCAGGTCATTAAATTGCAGCTCCAATTCTTTGCGGAGGTCAGCATCGCTTAGACCCTCAAAGTCTTGCTTTACCTTTTTTAACTCCCTGGCTGAATAAATCTTTTTTAAGCAATCCTGAAAATTAGGCAATTAAACAGTCCTGTAGTTGTTTGATTTGCTTCTGCTCTGCGTCGATTTCGTCAAGTATTTCCCTGGTTGGCCTGGTTGTTTCTGTGGCCTCGTCAACAGAGAAATGCGTCTCATCAATGGGGATTTCTTCTGCTGGCTGCGGTGCTGGTGGTGCTTCTGCCTTGGCCTCCACATCAGGTGTTTTAAATTCCTGGTGCTTGGCTATCTGGTCATCCATGGCCTGGGCATGTTCAAGCGCATCATTGCCGGTTGGCTTGGCAAGTTCAACCTCATCGGCAAAGCTCTCTACCCGCTTTAGTGCGTCCGCTTCAACTTGGTTCTTTGGCTTAAAGGTTTTAATTGTTTTACCGAGGCCACGCAACAGCCCCTCCAAGGCAAAGCCACCCCCTGTTGCCGCCGCAATATTTAAGATTGCGTCTTTATTGGTGTGCTCCACCCCTATTTCATGCTTCCAATTAATGACATCAGGCTGAATTATAGCCTCACTTACACCTGCTAAACCGCCTTGGAATAAAGCATGTTGGATTATTGACAGCCCTTTTTGCGCTGAGATTGCATTGCCAAGTGGCATAGTCAAAATATTGACAGGGTCGGTTAATGATCCGGCAACAGTACCGCCAACCTGTGCAACCTTCCCGCCCAACTTTGCCCGGCTAAAAACATCCTCAGCCTTTGCCCTTTTCTCCGCAAGGATATTGCTTACCCGGTCAGCACCTTCAGAGTAATCAATAACAGGAGTGTTAAGGCCATTATCTGCGGCGTATTTTGATATTGCTTCATAATCATAATCAACTTGCGTCGAGTCCTCCCATTCAGGTGATTCTTTGCGGTTAGATTTCCACACCTCTTCTGGAATCTTCCCCTCTTTCCGCAAAGCACGAAGCTCTTTTCTGGTGGCTGCGTCTTTAGCAATCTTCTCCTTGTCTCGATGGACAAATTGTTGTATTGCGCCAGCCGGGGAAATATCTTCACGAAAAAAAAGGCCAAGAGATTCACTAAAGTTTTCCAGCATAGAAGATGGCAGCTTATCAGGTGGGTTCTCCTGGGCGAAAGCCATTAAGTTTTTGGAAGCAGCAAAGGGCATGATTATAAACCTACCTGATCTTGTTCGTACTGCTTAGCTCCATGCGGATCATACTCCAAAATAAATGGCCTTCCATCATTGCCCAGCATATACTGTGCTTGGCCTTCTACCTGCAAGAGGTATTCACCTTCGCCAATACTGAGTAATTGCAAATCACCGCTGCGGATATTCTTCACAATCCTTTCACTGTCTTCGCTTTTCACTCCGCCAAGCTGGTCAATGTAGGCCGGGTCAATGTTGTCGGCCCATGCTTGGAACTCTTCTTCCGTCAGCTTATTGGGCAGCAGTATGGCCGAGCCGTTATAATCAGCACCAGCCACAATAGCCTTGCCAACCGCTTCTATACGGTCATCGTCAAATGTTCCATTAATATCTCCGGCGAGAAAAGAGTTGCCAGCATAACCATCAACCAATGATTTCACCACGTTGTTGTACTTCTCAGCAGAAAAGCGGTAAGGCGCGGCAAATTCCCTTAATTTGGCTGTGACATCAGGGTCTATCTTCATTCCACCCTTCCTGGCCTCACTCCCTTGGATGATCCACGAAGCTGGCAGCCGTTTCCCTTGGCTGGCAAGGTATCCGGCCTCGGCAATACTGCTGCCTGACTTGTGCGCTATCTGGTCAAAGATAGCAGGGGCAGCTTCATCACCTGCGCTGTCAGTAATCACGCCAATAACTGATAACTGATCCTGCGCGTTCATCTTGTCAAGCTGTGTGCCGATGTCTGCGGCTTCCTCGTCTTTGAGGTAGGTTAGAGGTGTGGCGTACTGTGCCGATGCTTTATTGGCTGTATCTATTCGCTGCTGCCAAGATTCAGGAGCTTGAATATCAAGCGCAGGGACAGGAGCAACTTTGCGATCGTAAACCTCCAGGGGATCTTTCTTTAAATCCGAAAAGTGCTGATTAATCTGCACTTCAAGCTTGCGGCGTAGTCTGCTTTCTTCTGCTGATTGCGGCTTGCCAAGGGCTGCCAGTTCTGCCTGTGCCTGGGTTTCGCTTACCATGAATAATGGCTTGGCGGCCTGAAAGAAATTAACCTCACGGTTAAAAGATGCTTGCTCCTCTTCCGGCAAGATAAGGGCCTTCGCCTGAACAAGTTTAATTGCATCAGGTGATAGGTCGGCCCCGGCCTCCAGTTCGGTTAAAACTGCCTTGGCCTCTTTTCTTATGGTGGCTAATTCATTCTTACCTGTGGCAGTGGCTTTGGCATCTTGTACCCTTATTTGTACCTTGGCCTTTTCAATCTTCTTTGTTCTGGTCTCCTCATCAACAGCATACTCTCTGCTTTCAAGTTTTGACAACGTACCAATCGGGTTGGCTATAATATCGTTGTCAATCCTCGTTGACATCACATCCTTGGCAAAGGTAATCTTGCGTTTTGCTGCGTCCTTCTCAGTTATCCCGCCAGTAGCGACGTGCTTATCAATAGCCTCAAAGTAGTTGGCCGAGGCCACACCCATGCTCACATCGTCAGATGCTTTTATGGCCTCGTCTTTCCAGGTCTGTTCAACTACTTCAAGCTGGGCTTGCTGGTGGCTAATATCCTGCTTAGTTCGCCAGGCATTTAACTTAACCGTTGTAGTGTCCTGGTGGCGCAGGTCTTTCTGTTGCCAAGCATCGGCGATCCTGGGCCAATTTTTCTTTACCTCTGCGGCAATGTCCTTTTCTTTGTTCTTGAAACTGCCTTCCGCCTGGTTGTAATCTCCCTGCTTAATCTCTTCAAAGTTTGTTGTTCTTTCGTGGGCAGAGTAGGCCAGTGCCGCGCTCAGGTCGGTATTATCTCTCGATGCTTGTAATTGTTGCTTGAACCTGTCAACATCACGCAGCGCAGCGGAAGCAGCACCGCCAACACTTTCAATGGCCCTGGCAGCGGCGAGATCAGCCTGGCCGACGTTGCGCTGTGGTGCTACCTGATGAGGTGCTTGCTCTTTAAGTAGTGGTATTCTTGGCATTATTTCTTAGCAAGTTGAGATAATGTTGATGAAGCACCCCGGCCAACAGTGCCGAAAGCTCCAGCGGCCCCGACGGATGCTGCCTCACTGCCAGCCGCGCTTATATTGGTGGCCGTTCCGTAGCCAGCGTTTCTTATCGCCAGTGCTTCCAATTCGGCAAGCTCGGCCTGCTCTGCGCCAACAAGTAATGGTGTTCCTTCTGCCTGTACTCCAGCCTTGGCATAGCCGACACGCTGCTGTGCCTGGATGCTCTCTGCCTCTTTGCGGTAACGTGCCTCTTGCTGCATGGTTTCAATGCGTTTCTGCTCTGCCTCACGCTCCATGGCTTTTTTCTGCTTCTCTGCGGCTGATATTTGCAGCCCGGCAGAGCCAACCGCTGAAACCGCAGAGATAACCGCTGCTGCTGCTGATATTGAACCCATAAGCCTAACCGTTAGTTTTTATCTTTGGCATGATTGCCAACAAGGTTAATGGTAATGGCTGATTCTGTCTGATAAATACCGTCCCCTCTTTGTTCCAGCCAGATGGCATTGAAAGCCTAATGTCGCCAGTGAATAGTGGTATGGCTTCATCCATACTATTTGCCGATGATCTAAACGGTATTCTGTCCAAATTGTCAGCGTTTGGCCCAGCCAAGATACCTACAGTTTTATAGAGGCGTAATTCCACCGAACTGATCCGCTTAGTTTTTCCCTGCGCTGTCCCGTCCTGGCTGCCAGCCTCAAATCGCTGAGTTTTCAGGTCAGTTACATAATTGAGGCCAACATGGATTTTTTCTGCCGCTGGGCCTGATATTGTCACTGCTCCGCTGGTCACTACCTGGGGAACCCTTACCGAGCCATCAGCCAAAATATCAACCGTCTCCCCTTCCAAATGGTCAAGCCCTGAAACAGAAGAAACAGCAGCACCAAAGTAACTTAGGCCAGAATCAACAAAGAAAGAATCCTCTATGCTGTCAGTCTCGCCAAGCCCTTGCGAAATAACTTCTAAATATCGCACCTCTACGCCGTTTATCCATCTCTTAACAACAAGCCACGCCTCGTCTGTGCTGCCATCAATAGAGGGGATAACGGCCACACTGTCAACAGTCGCCTTTGTTCCGGCAGCATCAGAAGTGCCGCCTATCTGGTGGTTATGCCATCCTACTACTTCCTGGTCACGCTGGTATGTCAAACCTATAAGGCTGCCATCATTGAGAACGCACCACACAATAGAATCTTGCTCTTGCTGGTAAGCAATATGCTTAATTCCTGTGGCAGTAATATGCTCTGCCAAAATGGTTAAGTCAGGTGAAAGGTAACTGTCAGACTGAAAATCATAAACAAATTCCCTTAGCTTCCTTTCTGAACGCTGCACAAACAATACAAGGCTAGAAGCCGTGGCCGGGCGCACAGCAGCCGAGCCATAAGTTGACCTCCTGACTACCCTCACATTGGTCGGGGTTATTGCTTCTTCCAGACTGGACGCCCCCACAACAAACTCACCGCCAACCGTGCCAACAGTCAAGACTTTTCCAGGTGAAAGCCACTGAATACGGTTTACTTGGTCAGTGCTTATCGTGTAGCTGAGTGCGTCGTCGGCCAGTGTGCCGATGGTCAGGTCGGTATAATTAGCTGATTTTGAGGCCCATAACTGTTGTGGCTCGTTTGGTGTCCCGGCAAACCACAAGCGTTGCTCAAAAAATGAGATTGCGCCAGGGTAATTACCTGCGCCCCATGAAGCAGGTGGAGCGGTAAAGGTAATATTGGCAAGTGACCATGAAGTGTGGCTGGTGCGCGACAAGGTGGCCGGAGCATGATTATTATGCACCAGGTACAGCACGTCAGCACTTTGGACAAATGCTATCCCGTCAAGTTCTGTCTCGCCGTAAGTGGTAGTTGTTTCCACAATGGAAATACCTCCGGAGACATAGGCAGGATAAAGTGTGGTATCAACCCCGATGGTGTAGGTGTTGGCATCAACAACGGTAACGGTAACATTCTGCCCGTTCAAGGTTGTCATGCCCACCACTTCCTCAATAGTCACGGTATCGCCAGTCACAAGACCGTGGGCTGTGTCTGTTACGCTGGCTGGGTTCGCCTGCGTAATTGCGGTAATTCCTGCTGTTTCTATCCGAGCATGGTCTTTGTAGTACCGGATATAATTATGCCCAAACTCCAGTATATACGCCTGCTCAATGCTGAACTCGAATGGGATTAGCCTAACATATTTGGTCAGGTCTTTGGTTTTATTGATATACTCAGTGCCACCCCTGCGAACCGCCGGGCCATGGGGAACAGGGAAGGCATTAAGCATGGTTTGAAGTGAATTGCCATACTTAGCAATATCAACACGCCCGGCCATCCTGGGGCTAAATTCCCCTGCGGTAAAGTTTGTTTGTATTGGGTGAGCTGTTGGCATTATGCGGTTTTCTCGTAGTACCCTTGGATCATAAAACGGTGCTTAACTAGCCCTGTAAAATCATCATTAAGATTAACGCCCCATTCGTCATTGTTATCACCGTCAAGGCGGAAGAATTGCCCAGCTTTGGTGAATGTCCACCTTGCTGTGATAAACTCATTGCCAAGTCCGAACCCTCGCCGTTCCAGATCATGGCAGAAAGCGGCAACATCACCGTTTGTTAAAATCTTTGGCTGTGCTGAGTTGATTATATATTCCCTTGTGCCGTTTCTCTCCACATACGGTTTCAGGCCGTTGGTTAAAACAACATTGTTGCCATAAAAACCTGAGTCCATCACCCCGACATCTTCGATCATTAAGATTGCCCTGGAAAGTCTCAACACTTCCCCGGCAGCAGGAGCAATTTTAAAATCTGTGGCGGTTACAGAATAATCTCCGTTAGCCTCATAACTGCCAGATCCATCGCCAACAGTATCGGCAAATCGAAAGAAAAGCTGCTTCTGATTCCCTGTGGTGCTTCCTGGTGTGGCAGCCCTAAACCAAGTGCTATTGGCCTCGTCATAATAGCGTAGGACACCTGTATCTGTTTCAATCAGTTTGCGGCCATCAATACGGCCAGTGGGGAATGTATCAGTGGATAGAGCAAAATAAGCGTTCTCCTGCTCAATAAATCGTACCGTCATAGCTATAACCTCGCGTCAGTCCATTCCCGTGCGATAATCTGTGGCGGTGTCCCTTCCTGTCCGTCAATACTCCTGGCCTCTGCCAACTTCTCCTTAAATAAGCTGTGCATCAAATCTGCCAGGGTGTTACTCTCCGCCAAAGGATAAGCCAATTCAAAGGCCAACCGTGCCGATAATGTTTCAGTAAACAGTAAATCAAATTCGTTGGGGTCTTCTATCCGCGCGATATATTTTATCTTAGCTGCGCTTTCATCGGTGAGCAAGTTACGCCCCTCGATCTGATAAACATAGTCAGGGTAAATGTCAGAGTCTTCGATACAAAGTACCCTCAAGCAATCACTTGGCAGGGCAAATGATTGACCGAAACCAAACAACGGCGTTGTGGTGTTCTCCGCCAGTTCCAGCCTTTTAACGGCAAAATTCCAGATATGTGAGCGCAACAAAGAATCCCTTGTTTGTTCGTATATCTGATTACAAAGCCTGGCCGCTTTTGAATCCTCGGTTAGTGAGGTAATGGTTTCCTCACCAATCTTGATTAAAGCGTTGTTACATATCCCAACTACTGAGGCCATGATAAACACCTAAGCGGGGCAGACCTGCACGGAATCAGGCCCACCCCTAGGGGCAAAGGTTAATTAATCAACAACGTAGGTAAAGAAACCCTTCAGCGTTGCGGCTGCGGGGATAACATCGTCATTAATTTGCAGGGTGATATCAACGCCGGACTGCGAAGAAAACTCATAGTTTTCACCGCCGCCTACAGTGCCGCCCGGCACAACAGTACCAGCGGCAGCGGTGGAAATACCATCGTCAAGGCCGTTGGGGTCAGCAGCAACAGATACTCCGTCCAGGCCAGTATATTTAGCCCAGCCAATGTCCATGGTGCTCAGTGCGCCAAGCGCAGAGAACCCGACAAAGGAAAGGGGAAGCATAACCCGAACCTTGCCGGGTGGTAGTTGGATAACGTAAGCCAATGAGCCAGCATCGCCAGCGGCAGCACCCTGGGTAAACTCAAAAGTAGCGCAGCGTAACCGGCCATGCCATTGGTTCGTTTTTACCGGGGTTTTCGAGTTGACCGCCGAAGCGTACTCGGTTGAATATTCAGTTGTAATAGCCATCTTTCAAGCCTCCTTGTTATTCAGTGCATTTGATTTCAACGACTTTCTTCTCTTCCATCCGGGTAGCACCGATACCCATGGAGGCAAAGACCTGCGTTGCGTTATTTTTATCACGGCGAGGGCCAATATCAACGGAAATATCCCGGCCAACAGCCATAAGCAAACCATCCTGCGCCCAGCAGATTACCCGGCGATCACCGGAGCCATCAGTATCAAGCCGCTCAATCTGGATAAACTTGAATCCAAGAAAAGAGTCAATCGTTCCCATGGCCAGGGCTTTGACGGTGTTGTAGTCGGAAGACTTTACCTCGGTGGTGTTTAGCAAGTCGCTGACCTGCTTAGAAGAGTAGGCGATATACCGGGGGATGGATGGATCAACGTCATAACCGTCCAGGATTTCCTTTGCAGAAAGCAGCTTGGCAATGGTAAGCCCGGCTGCACCTGCGGCAATCTGATTAGCTGCCAGAAAAGAGGTGGTGGTTGATCCGGTCTTGCCGGTAGAAGCATCGGCAAAGGCAGAGGCAATAATAGCGTCATCTTGCGCCCGGCCCATGGCCCAAGCTGCATTGACAGCATAAGGGCTGGCAGGATCTTCCAGCATGCGTATTTTGTCTTCCTGGTCTACCAGGTCGGCCCAATCATAGTCCACCAGCGTTACACGGCGGCGATCATGGGGGGTGTCCATCAAAGGGGTATCTGCGTGGCGGCTTGGCCGTACACGGGCAGCGGTGGCCCCAATCTGGTCATAAAAGGCGTTTTCGCCTACCTGGGTTTCAACTCGAACCGCTGAACGCAGCCGAGACCCTTTCTGTTGAGAAAGGAGTTGAACATTCATCCCGTACTGCTGGACAAATGCGGTCGTGATTTCTACTGACATTTTAACAACCTCCAAAAAAAGAATTAATAATCAATTAGTTTTCGTCGGGTTGTCGCTATGTCGCGGCCCTGCCATGTACCGCTGCTATTATTTTTTATTTGTGGTAGCAGCTTCCACTTTATCGCGGGGCTTTTTACGGCTTGTCCGCTGCTTGCAATAGTTTTGAAAATACTCAGCTAATTCAAGCAAGTCTGAGAGTTCATCTTGTGGCTTGCGTATCTCTACGGCCAGCTTTAAACATTCCAATCTTAAATTCATTTCTTCTTTGCCCCCCCGAATTTATTCATGGCAACCCCTACAATGCTGCCAAGATGCGGTGCGGCAAAGTAAAAGCCAAGAATCAGCATCATGGCTCCGTTCATCTCCGTGGCTCGATCTCCGATTACATCAGCAGCGGCCTTTAGTTGCGCTGCGCTGTCGGTCAACCAGATACCAGCGATGGCAAGCCCAGTTGTTGCCAGATACATAAGCAGCCAGGTTGCGGTTACGATAAGGGCCAGGAGCCGCCGGGCCAAGTTCTGCCCTTGCGTTGCATCCAACCATTTAACAAGTGATTGCCGAGCCAGTGCTCTTTCCTTGGCTCCGTCCTCTGCTTTTTCTTCGTCGGTATAAACTAGTTTGTCAAGGCCATTTGAAATGGTATCAATACCTTTTTCAATGGCCTTGTCACTGCCTAGCATTTTGCCGACAAAGGAACCGATTGCGCCAAACATTATAACTTAATCTCCCAATGCGCTGGGTCATCCAGGTTATTAAAGGAGCCTCCCCATGTTAAATTCAGGCCAATGCCCTGCGCCACCATGCGTAAATGATGATGCAGCTTTAAGATAGCTGTCTCATCATTGTAAAGGTAATCTCGCTGCTCCGCACTGTACGGCAACACATCAACCGCCAAGGAACATGGCTTATCACCCCACATAAAGTTGTGAAGAGACTCGCCATACTTGGCATGGCTTTTACCGTTGGCAAAAGCGGTCATTTGCTCATCTTTTCCCCGGTATCCGCAAACAATACCAAAGTCTAAAGGGGTATCTCTCATTGCCAGGCCAAGCCAATGCCTTATCCGTGGATGGCAAGTGCCTAGCCTTGCTTTGCTGGTCTTTCCGAATTTAAAGCCGTTGCCCATTATAGCACCTTCCCAAAAAGTACAACCCCGATATAGCCAAGGATTGCAGTTATAATTACCTTGATTGCCACGCTTTTAGCTATTCCGCCGCTCTTCCTAACATCTGAAACAAATTTGTGGTTTGCTTTCCATTCGGGCTGTTTCTGCTGGCACTCTTCCATCAGTTTATGGTGAAGATAGTGTTGCTCTGCATCAACCCAAAAATCAGTCTTATACTCTTCTATTGCCTCTCTTACTGCTGATTTTATTTCGTCGTGATTCAACGTCTGCCCCCCCATTATGCTGCTTTTTGCGCCATCAGCTTGCGCATTTTGTTGACGTATGCGCCATGCTCTGGGTGGTCGCCATCAAAATAAGCCGGGTGGCTCTGCACTGAGGAGATAGCAGCGTCAAGCTCCTGGGATGTAAAGCCGTTTTGCTCTCCGCCTTCCAGGGGCTGCTCGGTTGTAGCTGCGCCAATCTTGGCAAAGACTTTCAGTAGCCTGGGATCATCACCAAGTCCTGATTCGTCAAGATATGAAATCAAGTCATCATCTGCGTATTCTTTAACCGCCGCCTGGGCCAAGGACACTTGCCGATCATAAGCAGACCCCCACTCTTTTTGCAGAGAGGCGTTAAGTTCATCTTGTTTCAGCTTTGTTTCTGTTTCCTGCGCCTGCTGGCCTTCGGCTATAATTTTGCTCACCGAATCTGAGATGGCAGAAAATTGGTTGTTGGTCAGGTTGGCGGCGTGGGCAATCTCCCTGAACCAGCCATCGTCCTCACCTTCCGCTGGCTTAAATTCATATTCGGCGGCATTGTCAGGGCGGCCAAGGATTTTAAAGGCGTCGGAAAATTCTTCATCCGTCTTCGGGATGGGTATTTTATCCCGGCCAAGGATATGCTGCATATTAATGTAGCCCTTGGCAAGCTGCTCAGGACTTTCAAACTTCTGCACGCTGGGGTCTGAGCGGATGTCTTCGGCAAAGTTGTCATACCATGCGCCTTCCTGTTGGCCACCTGCTGCCGATCCTGCATCTGCCCCGGCTGCGCCCTGCTCTTGCCCGGCCTCTCCTGCTGTTCCGTGTTCATCAGCCATCTTGCTTCACTCCTTCTGATATTTTGGTGAATGTTTGTAAGTCCTGCCTTTCCAAGACCTTGAGAATATAGAGCATTACGTTCCTTTCGCCCTCAGAAATCAATAAGCCCTCGGTTGTGCCGTTAAAGGCTGGCTGCATCAGGTGACAAAACTTAGCCAAGTCCTGCAAAACAATTTGTCCGTCATCGGTGTTAAACACTGCATCATAGGCGATCTTGGTGTTTTTGTTGATACCGTGCATCATCTCTGCATTGCCTCAGCCTGGGCCACATCTTTTGCAACCCCAGCGCCCTGCTGTGCCATGGCTAGTGCCTCTTGGCCTTGCTGGGCTTCCTGCTGGGTTTGCATGTCGCTTTCATACTGCTGGTCATCCTTGAAAAAGTTGCGGCTTACTCCGTTCATATTGGCCAACTCTTCCAGTGCTTTGGCCGCGTCAATCTTCTGCCCAGCGTTGGGGTCAAGCTGGACAAATGGTGTTGCCTGCTGTATCCATCTTTCCACGCCTAGCAAGTCTGTTTGCTGCTGGGCTTTTGCCAATGGCCCTTGATACTCAACCCTTAATTCTTTGCCCTGTAGTTGCGGTGGTATCTCTGGGAGTTTCCCGGCCCGCATCAGGATGTTAAACACACGGTCAATCATCGGGCCGAGTTTTTCCTGCTGATAACGCCCGGCAATGGGGCCAAGAATACGCATATTACGGCGCGTCCGCTCTTCAACCTCGCCAAGGGTCATTTGCGGGGAGTTGCTTAGTTGCAGCTGGTCAATAAAAAAGGTGTCTCTGATTCTGGCCCTGACATCCTGCATCATCTCCAGGGATAATGGGATATTGCCATGGTTGCCGAATGTTTGGATCTCTCCGTTGCTGCCGGGCCTGCGGAAGTTTAACCCACCAGGAACAGTGGTAAACGGATAAATGTACCCATCATCAGGGATTGAAAGAGGGGGATCTACTACTTTCTGCGCTGCCTTTAGCGTTGTGCTCATCATTTTGTTGAGCATTTTAATATCCGGCAAAGCAGTCATGGCCGGACTGCGCCCATATATTTCTAGCGGGGTCTTAAAAAATCTGGAGACCAAGTAAGGCATTTCATGGTAGCCACCTTCCTGCAAGATATGCTTCTCTTGCTTCTCCATGTAAATGCTTGCAACAGGAAGGTTTTTGCTATCCTTGCGCCCTGGTTTGCCGTCTTTGCGAGGCTCAACAACGTGGATAATCTCCACTTCATCGTCAAATTTGCCGTTGCTGTATTTCTTGGCCGTGGCTTTGCCAACGTTCTCAATGCCGAACTTGTCAACGGCTTGCCGGACTGAATACTTAAATAGCCGATATACCGTATCAACTTTACCGCCTACGCCTTCAGCAATGTAACTCTCCGTTAATGGCCTGGTTTGGAATCTCACCTCGCCTAGGTCGTCATGCACAAACAAACATGATGTGCCAAAGGCGCAGTATTCCATGTAATCTTCAAAAATCTCTGTAGAGAACCCGGCAGCAGGAGAGTTAAAAACCGAGTACATGACATCTAAGACATCTTCCAGCCACAACATAGTTGCGCTGTCTTCCTCGGTTGTGCCGATCATCCGCAGCTTAAACCAGCGTGATGCGGGGTTAGTCATCATGCCATGGACTGAGGCGGCCAACATCTCGTTAGCGTGGATTGCCGTGGAATCATAAACTTTGTGTGTTTTTTTCTCGCCCTTTGTCCATTGCTTAGAGATAAAATCACGGCGGCGCGGGTAAACGTAGTCGCCTACTTCCTGCCAGTGCGACTCCCAAGTGGATCTTAGCCTTTGCAGTGCTTCCAGCCGCTTTATGATTTTATCTTCTTTGCTGTTCATTGTGTCAATTTATTGACGCTTGGTTGTGGCTATGCGCCCAGGAGCCTTTTTCGCTGCCCAGGAGCACGCCCAAGTTCTGCGGTGAGGATCGTAGAGCTGCGCCCGGTAGTCTTTTGGCGACGTAGCTGTTCAATGGCTGCGGCTTTTTTCTTTGTTTCGTCGATGCTGGCCTGGATCTGGCCCTCTTGGAATGTTGCGGCGGCCTGGGCCTGCCGGGCCTCTCGCTCTGGTACTGACTCTTGCGTGGCCGCCGATGCGCCACCAGAGATAAACCGCTCAACCTGCGAGCCTCGGTCAGTCTCTAGCGGGTGTTTCATCGCCCTGACTGCTCTTGACACCACTGTGCTAATGCTGCCCATTTAATTACCTCCGGTACTCGTAGCCAGCCAGGGTAAACCCCATGGCCTGATAAAATTTTGACACTCTTTTGCCTGCACCGGCGCCATTCGATAAAGCGCAAACAGCACAGTCATTTTCTTGACACCACTTAGTAAACCATTTAATAATCTTGATTGCAAGATAATTCCCACGATATTCCGGCATGATGTAGAATGTCAAGTCATTTCCTGCTTTATCATAACTGAAAAACAACTCCGAGACGTAGCCAATAAAATAGCCAATTACTTGACGGTTTGCTTGGCTGTCCCTTGCCACCAGGACTAATGCGTTGGGGTCTTGGCATAGCTCGGTTATAAACTGTGTCACTTTTTTGACACTGTAACTAAAGACTGAAAAAGTCCCCTCTTTGTGCGCTTTGATGCCTAACTCTGCCATCTCCTGCGCGTCTGCTGGCGTGGCTAGGCTGAGGATTAGTTGTGGTTTTGGCTTGGCTTTAGCTGAGTGGGTCATAGTCCATGCCTGAGACTCTTGGTAATCTAAGGTTGTGTGGCATTGTTTCTGCGGCCACTCTGCTTTGCACCGGATACGCAAAAGTCAGGGCCAGTGCGTCCGACCTGTCCGGGCTACATCCTAGTCTTTTTTTTATGTCCTCTTTGGCCTCTAACTGCTTTTGCCCGGACATTTTATTGTAAAAAAACTCAGGGGTAACTAGCTCCCTCTCTAAATGCTGGTCAATAGGGAGACTAACCTGCTTTGTTGCTAGCCAGGCCCGGAGATCATCCCACATTGCTATACGCTTGTTTTTGTACTTAGGATCGACTCCGTCAGTTGTGGCAAAATTAATTGCCCTGACTTGCTTAAATCCCCACTGCTGTAACAGATCAAACGCCCCGGCCCCATAGCCTCCGGTGTTGTCCATATAAACAGCATCAACTTGACCGACTATACCAACATAATCAGCCACTTTGCGAGCAATGTCAATCTCATTTAATCCCCTGAACCCCTCTATCTCATGGACATGATTACCTTGCCGCCAACAAATAACTGTCTCATCATCACCAAAACGAGCGCAGTCAACACCAATGATATGTGGAGCATAGCTGTATGTTGTTTTGTCTAGCTCTGTCTCCATTGCCAGTGTCACAGTATCTTGCGGAATTAGCGTTGTTATTGACTGCTGAGGAGGTAGTCCGAGGACACGAACCCTGAAAAAATCTGAATCAACCCCGTAATCCTCCTGCCAGGCTTTGATCTGCTCCTGATCTGCATAGCGGCATTTACGAGTATCAATAATAATTTTGTGCCAGCGGTGAGCCTGAGAGCCGAAACACGCATCATAAAAAGGGCCACTGTTTTGTGTTGGATTACCGAATATCAACCACTTACGGTAGCCACCCTCTGTTGCCGTTGCGCCCTCTGATACCTCGTAGATACTGTGGGGTATTGCGCTGGCCTCATCAAAAATTTGCAGCATGTACTGCTCATGCGCCCCGGCAAATGCCTCGCTGTTGTGCTCTGTCTGAGGCATTGCTGAGGCAAACCACGTCTCCTCAGCGCCGACAAAGGAAAATTTAGTTGCTGTCCATTTAAACCAATCTTTGACTAATGATCTGTTGTGCCATTTTGCCAGCTCCCGCCACGTTTTTTGCGCTAATTGTTTTTCTGTGTTTGCTGTAACGATGACTTGGGGGTGGGGGTGCATCGTTAAAAAAAAGATGATAAGTCCAGCAGTTAGCGCAGATTTCCCGGAGCTATGGCCGGAAGAAACAGCGAAGCGATCATATTTAAAAAAATTATCGCACAGCTCTCTTTGCCAGTCATCAAGTGCCATCAATACGACATCGGTTAAAAAACCGGCTGGGTCATTGCCGTATTTTTCGAGCAGATATTCAGCGTTTTCGGCTGTTTGCGTGATTTGCTTTGGTGGCATCGTGTTGTAATTGCGTTATTTCTTGGCTGCGGCTATGGCCTCTGCTGCGCCGACCAGGGGCGCGCCGTCCTTGCCTGTAATCTCTTGCCGATCACGCCAACCCCAATTATTTGTGAGATTAAATTTCGCTCCGTTGGCGTGGGGGCCATAGAGATTATCCTCGGCAAACATATGACATAACAATTTAGCGCGCTTAATTGCGTCAGAGAACTTTAAATGATGCTCAGATTCCCCTTTTTCGTAGTCGAGTAGAGTTTCCCTGGTCGTTTTAAGTGCATAAGCAAGAGAGGTGATAGTC